CCGACGAAGAGCAGGCTGCCGAGGAGCCCATCCCAGCTGAACCCACTCCGCCCACCGAGATCGAGATAACCGTCGCCGGCCACACCGTCACGGTGAAGGCCACCGCCCCGATGGGTGAGGTAGCCGCCCAGGCGCTCGACCTGTTCGAGCGGACCCGCGGCGCCGCGCGCCGGATCCCGATCGGATTCGACACCAACGCGAGCCAGGTCGAGCTGGCCCCGGCCGTGGCCTACGGTGGCGCCCTGCAGGAATGGGGAGCGGAGGAAGACCATGCCGGGATGGGAAGGCAGCACACGTAAGTCCCGGCTCCCCGAAGACTGGCCACAGCGGCGAATCAAGGTCCTCGCGCGCGACGGCGGCCGATGCCAGTGGCGCGACCGCCCGGACGTCCAGATCTGCGGCCGGCGCGGAAACCAGGTCGACCACATCATCCCCGGCGACGACCATAGGCTGACAAACCTGCAGGTTCTGTGCGAACCTCACCACAACGTGAAGAGCGCCCGCGAAGGCGGACTGAGCTACATTCCGCTGCACCGCCCACCTGATCCACACCCGGCGTTCGGCTGATACTGACCGCGCTACCTACGGGAGTCAGAGCATGGGCAGCTACACGGTGGCCTCGGCAGAGATCGGGGTCCACGAGAAGAAGCTGGTGGCGTCGACCGTTGACACGGTCACCTTCGCCGGCCGAGACCTGACCGAGGTCGAGATCCTGAGCGACGGCACCGCCGACATCTACGTCCGCGTCGGTGGCCAGCCCCCGACCATCGCGGGGTCCACCAGCTGGCGCATCTTGTCGGCGATGGGCAGCTCGATCATCCCGGTGGACACCAGCGGCGACACGATCGTCAAGCTGATCTCCGCTGGGACGCCGACCTACTCCGTCTCCCGGACACGCTGATGATCCGCCGAACCCTCGCCAAGGTCGTATCAACGACCACCCCGCCGGCCCTGTCCGCGGAAGACACGAACGCCCGCGCGCTCGCGGCCACGGCGAACGCCGCCGCCAACACCGCGCAGCAGCAGGCCAGCGCGGCCACGCAGGCCGCCGAGCAGGCCACGGCGATGGCTACGCAAGGTGCCGCAGCGGCCACGACGATGGCCAACTCCGCGGCGCAGGAAGCGCAGGCCGCCACCACCACGGCGGGTGCCGCGCAGCAGCAGGCCAGCAGCGCGGCCGACACGGCGGCCCAAGCCAAGGGCGCGGCAGACGCCGCGAAGACCCAGGCGGCCAACGCGGTAGATGTGGCCCAGCAAGCCAAGACCGGCGCCGACGCCGCCAAGGCCCAGGCGGCCGGCGCGGTAGACACCGCGCAGGCGGCCAGGGCCAGCTCGGACACCGCCCAGCAGCAGGCTGCCAGCGCCGCCAACCTGGCATCAGGGGCAGCAGCCGGCTCCGTCCAGGCGCAGCAGGCCGCCGCCGGCGCCGCGAGCGCGGCCCAGCAGGCCGTGACGACGGCCAACCAGACCGCCTCAGCGATGACCGCCGCGGTGCAAACCCTGACCGCAGAGCTGGTCTCGCTGAAGAACCAGGTGCAGCAGCTGACCGCGCTGCCGGCGCCGGCCAACGGCAAGAGCCCCGAGATGCGCAACACCGGCGCGGCGATCCAGTGGCGCCAGGAAGGCGGCTCCTGGGCCGACCTGGTCCAGCTGACCGCGCTCACCGGCGCGGCCGGTCCCGCTGGCCCTACCGGCCCAATCGGTCTGACCGGCCCTACTGGCCCGGCTGGCCCGACTGGCGCGAGCGGTACCGCCAACCTGAACCTGCGCCTGGCCACCGCCAGCGTGCCGGCCATCCTTCTCGGTGGCAGCCTGGACGTACCGGTCACCTGGTCCTCCCCGATGCCCGACGAGGACTACCAGATCCACCTCGCCGCCGAATCCGGTCTGCTCGGCCGCTCCACCCAGACGGTCAAGTCCAAGACCAAGACCGGCTGCGTGGTCACCGTGACTTCCACGTCCCTGGCCATCACCGCGGGCTCTATCCTGGTAGCGCTAGCACTCGACTTCTAAGCGCCAGGAAGGGCCAACCACCCATGGCCAAGATTCCCGACGGCACGTGGTACGACGACGGCAACCTCGACCAGATGCACCGCGACCTGGAGGCGGACTACCCAACAGTCCTCGGCAAGCTGATGGACCGGCCGGCGATGCGCCGCCACGTCCAGAACTGCCCCCGCTGCGCTGAGATCGCCGCCCAGCGCGAGCGGATCGAACCGCCGTCGCCGCGCCGGCGCGGCAAGTTCGTGATCAAGCAGTCTCAGATGGCCCAGATCCTCGACCTCCCCAAGGGAGCCGAGGTGATCTTCATGTACGCGACGATGGACCCGAACACCGTGCAGGTCATCGTCTCCATCGCGGACCTGCCGGAGATCCCCGAGGAAGGCTCCTCGCCCATCCTGAACTACCAGGTCCTCGGTACGGAGCAGGCCGCATGAAGCCGTACGTGGTCAGCTCTGACATCACCGGGGTCGAGTTCTCCGATGGCCGTGTAGCCACACATCTGGCCTGGGACGACATGATCTACGTGCGACGCACGATGCCGGCGGACGCCACCTACGGCGACAAGGACGGGTTCGTGCGGCTGTTCGACCTGGTCCGTGCCGAGGACGTCTCCGGGGTCTCCGGCACTGGGGTGGTCGCTGAGGGCGCCTGCTTCGGCGGCGGCCTGTGCGTGCTGCGCTGGCTTACCGCTACGGCCTCGACCGCGGTCTACGACTTCCCCGAGCACGTCATCGCGATCCATGGCCACGAAGGCGCGACGCGCCTTCGGTGGCACCGCGAGGAGGAGAAACGATGAAGGCCAAGATCTTCGACCTGATCCGCCGGTACGCACCCCTGCTGCTGGCCAAGTGGCGCGAGCGCCAGAACCGGCGACCCAAGCGCTGACCTGGGCCGGCAGTTAGCCCAGCCTTCCTCCAGTCACCCGGGTCGAAGGAAGCACCGTAACACAAATCCTCGGCTTTAGACCGACATTGGAGGCAGTCATGGCTCGACTTCTCGGACCCGAGAACCGCACGGTGCTGCGCATCAGCCGCGAGTCGTTCGTGCGCACGTCACCCAAGCGCAGCGTCAAGATCACCACGGACGAGGCCGGCACCACGCCGGCCTCGATCCTGGCCTACCAGTCCGGCTCCCCGGACACCCCCGGCGCCGCGATCACCGGTGGCGTCGTAGTCACCGACATGAAGTCGCAGGTCCCGCTGTTCTGGTTCCCCGACGGCGTCCGCACCGTCTACGCCCAGCTGGGCGACGGCCGCACCCAGGCGCTCACCGTGCCCGGTGACGCCTCCATCGAGCAGGGCATCGGCGCGACGCTCGGCGGCAAGGACACCCTGAACCCCGCGCGCTTCGTCGGCCTGAAGACGACCACCGGGGCGCCGACCACCGGCACCTGGCTCAAGGACGACTGGGCGCTCGACAGCGCCGGGGTCATCCACCTCTGCACGGTCGCCGGCACGCCCGGCACCTGGACGTGACCGACCGCCTGATCGGCGCCGATCTCGACGCCGCGGGCGTGACCCTCGATCTGGAAGATGGCGACACCGTAGAGGCGCTCGTCGTGATCGCTCGGGTCTCACGGACGGACGGCCCCCGGACCGTCGTGCTCGGCGGAGATCGCCAGCTCGACTGGTACGACCAGCACGCACTCATCACCCTCGCCAAGGAGATCATCCGCGGCGACGTCTAGCGCTAGCGCCGGTGCCAAGGCCTCGCTTGCAGCCGCAACGGCCGCCTGCGCCGGCCCGGTCGCCACGCCAGCGCCCAGGTGGGCACCACGCCTGCCTCCGATACCAAGTAGATCTTCTTATAGGTAATCCTCCTACCAGGGAGGACTTCCAGCCGCGGCCCGACACGGGCCGCGGCTGGTTCGCATCCCGACACGGGAGGACGACATGCGCCCCGGACCCACTCCGAAGACGACGCCCAAGCACGGCCACGGCGGCGCCGGCTGGCAGGACGTACCGAACCTGCCGTACACCGGCCCCGGCTCAGAGCGGGAGCTGCCGAAGATCCCCGGCATGTCCTGGATGCCGCAGGTCGAAGGCTGGTGGGAAGTCGCCCGGACGATGCCGCACTGCGTGCTCTGGGAGCCCGGCGACTGGCTGTTCGCCATCGAGACCGCGCTGCTCAAGGACAACTTCTACCGCGAGTTCTTCGGCGGCTCGGTGCACGCCACCATGGCCACCGAGATCCGACGCCGCGAGGACCAGATGGGCATGACGATGGAGGCCCGGCGCAAGAACGGGATCCGCTACGTCGACCAGGCTGGCCAGGCCGACACCGAGACCCAGGACACCACCACCGAGGACAGCGAGATCCCCGACGGCGTCCGGAAGATCGGCACGGCTCGCTCGCGCCGCCAAAACCTGGCGGGCTGACCCATGCCGCGGACTGTGGTCCGCGCCCCGGAACATGACCGCCTGCGTTCGCTCGGGGCGCTGGCTGTCGCCTGGATCGAGTACTTCGTCCGCCACGGCCCCGGCGCCGTGCAGGGCATGGAAGTCGAGCTGGGCGACGAGTACGCCGGCTACATCATGGACGCCTACGCGCTTCTCTATGACGGCCGCCGCTGCTACGACCACTGCTTCCTGAGCCGGCCCAAGGGCACGAACAAGTCGGGCCTGGCCTCGTACATCGCACTCTTCGAGGCGCTCGGCCCTTCGCGGTTCGCCGGATTCGCGGAGGGCCACGAGGTCTACGAGGACCCGTGGGGGTTGGGCTTCCGGTACGAGTACGAGCCGGAAGAGCCGATGGGCAAGCCGGTGCACGTACCGATGATCCGGATCATGGCCACGGAAGAGGGCCAGACGGGCAACGTGTACGACACCGTCTTCTACAACCTGACGGACGACGAGTGCCCGCTGAGTCAGATCCCGGGCATCGACCCGGGCCGGACGCGCGTCTACCTTCCGTTCGGCGGATCGATCATGCCGAGCACCGCAAGCTCTGCCGCCAAAGATGGTGGAAAAGAGACATTTGTGGTGTTCGACGAAACACACCTGTATAACACCCCAGAACTACGCAGGATGTATAAAACGGTCACTCGTAACCTGGTCAAGCTTCGCGGTTCCGCGAGCGAGCCCTGGTTCATCGAGACGACGACCATGTTCGCCCCCGGTGAGGAGTCGGTCGCTGAGATCACCTTCCGCGAGGCGGAAGCCGTGATCACCGGCAAGAAGAAGCTCGGCCGGCAGCGGCTCCTCTACGACCATCGGTGGGGCGACTGCGAGGACTTGACCAGCGAGGAGATGCTGACCGCCGCCATCAAGGAGGCGTTCGGCGAGGCGATCCTCTGGAACGACATCCCCGCCATCCTCGACGAGTTCTACTCGCTGCACGCCGACGAGGCGGACAGCCGGCGGTACTTCCTCAACGCCGAGACCAGCTCGACTGACTCCTGGCTGCAGGTCAAAGAGGTCGACGCCTGCAAGGACAACTTCAAGCAGCTGGAGCCGAAGGACGTCATCACCCTCGGGTTCGACGGCAGCATCGGCGGCGACGACGCTGACTCCACTGCGCTGGTCGCCTGTCGGGTGTCCGACGGCCACCTGCAGCTGCTCGGGCTGTGGGCTCGGCCGGAGAACCTGCCGCGGTCGACCAAGCCGAAGACCAAGGCGAAGCCGAAGCGCCGAATCCCGCTCGACGACGACGAGCTGGACGAGATCGACGAGGAAGAGCCGAACCCGCTGGAGTGGCGTGTCGACGAGGTCGACGTGGACGCCGCGGTGGCCGAGGCGTTCCGCGAGTACCGCGTGGTCGGCTTCTACTGCGACCCGCCGCACTGGCAGAGCCACATCAATAAGTGGCACGCCAGTTACGGTAAGCAACTAAAGGCGCGCGTGACTCACGGCCGACCCTTGGAATTTTGGACGAACCGCCCGACCCAGATGGTCCAGGCGCTCCGGGAGTTCCGCATCGCGGTCAAGGGCAAGCAGATCAGCTTCACCGCGGCAGACGACCAGTTTGCCGACGACCAGTCCAAGGCGACCGAGCTGCGGCGAGCCCTTCTCAACTGCTACCGCAAGCCCACCCGGGCGGGGTTGCAGGTGAGGAAGGAGTACCCGAAATCGCCTCGTAAGATCGACGCGGCAATTGCGTCGGTTTTGGCGTATACGGCCCGAGGCGCAGCCATCGCCGCCGGCGTGAAGACCGGGCCGCAGCGCAAGCGCGTGGCCAAGAGGGTCCGATAACACGAAGGCCGACCTGGGGAACGGGGACCAGGCCGGCCTTCGTGGAACGCATCGCCGCTAAACGACTGCGCTCGAACCACGCATTCCGGCAGCGTAGCACAGCCCACCCCTTCAGATGTCCAGACGCGCACCGGACGTGCGTCAGACCAGGAGGTGGTCACTCGTCATGGACGGATGCCGCCACTGCACCCCCTGCAGCCTCGAACGAATCGAGGCCGCGCTCTCCCGATTGGAGACCAGCATGGCCACCGCCAAGCAGCAGATCGACGCCCTGTCCACGAAGGTCGACGGCCTCAGCGCTGTCACCGCCGACGTGGCTGCGGACTTCAACGCGTTCAAGACCGCGATGGAGGCCGAGCGGGACAACCTGTCCGACGAGGGCCAGGCGGCCCTCGACGCCGCCAACGCCAAGCTCGACGCCGCGCGTGCGCAGCTGAACGACCTGGACGTCGCCGTGGGTGACGCCGACGGGTCCGAGGTACCGCCGCCGGTCGAGGGCACCTCCCCCGGCAACGACGCGCCGGCCGAGGGTGGCGTGGACGGCACCCCGGCCGCGCCGGCCGAGGACTCCCTGCCGGCCGCCGGCGAGGGCTCGGACCTGTCCGTGGACGCCCCGGTCAACCCGGACGACCAGGACGCCCCGCGCCCGACGGCCTGACCTGAGACGCGAGCGAGCCCGGCGTGGGAAGGCGCCGGGCTCGCTCGTTCAGCGGGGGTCACATCAGTTCCCGGACGACCTCGAACTGGACGCCGTTGCCCTCCAGGTACGACTGGATGTACTCGATCACGTCGCCGCGGACGAAGTCGCGACACTCCCTGCCCGTACGGACACCGCCGGCCAACTCGCGGAGCGCGTCCATGCTCTCGTCGGGGATCTCGATCGTGAAGTCGACCTTGATCTGCATTTCAGGCCGCCCGTCTGCCGTGGCACCCGTGCATGCAGGGGCCGCTGCCCGGCCCCTCGATCGTGCCGTCGCAGGCACCGGGGCCGTTCGCGCAGTAGTTCATCGAGCAGGCCCACGAGACCCGGCTGGCCATCAAGATCATTACCTTCCACATTGTTGCCATGCAGGCAGCCTACTAGCCCTGAACGACACGTACTACCCCAGAAGGCGGTGAGACGTGGCGATCAAGACGGACGTGCGGCTGAGTCCTGGCTGGTGGATGGACAGGCTGTTCCGCAAGCTCAGCGACGACACGCGCTACAACCGGCTCGAAGGCCTGCACCAGCGCTACCGCGGCAACCCGCCGTTGCCTGAGGGCAACGAGGCGGCCCGGGATCTGTTCACCGCGTTCCAGAAGAAGTCCCGCACCAACTACGCCGAGCTGGCAGTCGCCGCCGTATCCGAGCGGATGCGGCCGGTCGGCTTCCGGACTGCTGTCGACTCCGACGAGACCGGCGACAAGGACGCGCGCGAGATCTGGGACCGCGCCAAGATGAACATCGTCGCCGCCGACGCCCACGACAAGATGCTGAACCTCGGCGAGGCGTACGTGATGGTCGGGTTCATCGACGAGGACAACGGCGTGCCGACCGTGACCGCCGAAGACCCGCGCTTCGTGGTCGGCGAGCCCGACCCGATGAACCCCTACAAGCTGCGCGCCGCGCTGAAGTTCCTACGCGACGACATCGAGGGCGAGGACCGCGCGTACCTGTACCTCCCCGGCGAGGTATGGGTCGCACGCCGAGAGGCGCCGTACGCGCTGATGAAGGCCGCCGTCGGGCCTATGTACTGGAGCCCCGAGACCTGGAACTGGGTGCCGGACCGGTCCGGCACCCTCGGCCACGACCAGATGTGCATCGTCCCGTTCTTCAACAAGGACCTGATGGGCGAGTACGAGAAGCACATCGACATCCTCGACCGGATCAACTACCAGACCTTGAGCCGGCTCTGCACCGCGGCGCTGCAGGCATTCAAGCAGCGCGCGATCGAGACGGCCGCCGGCAGCGGTGGCATCGACGACGAGGACGACGACGGCAACTCGATCGACTACAGCGAGGTCTTCACCAGCGACCCCGCGGCGATCTGGATGCTGCCCGAGGGCGCCAAGATCTGGGAGTCGACCACCGCGGACCTCCGCCAGATCTTGGAGGTCAATAAGGATGACGTGATGCAGTTCGCGGCCGTCACGCGCACCCCGATGTACTACCTCAACCCGGGTGGCGCGAACCAGTCCGCGGACGGAGCAGCGCAGCAGCGCGAGAGCCTGCTCTTCAAGACCGGCGACCGGATCGACAGAGCCAGCCCGCAGTGGGCCGCGGTCATGGCGCTGATCTTCCTGACGATGGGGCAGAGCGAGCGTGCCGACCTGAGCAAGCTGCAGACGCTCTGGGCTAGCCCGCTGCGCCTGTCGCTGAACGAGAAGGCGTCGGCGGCCAACATGGTCAAGGACATCATCCCGTGGCGCTCGATGATGAGCTACATCTTCGACTTCGACCCGGGTCAGATCGAGCGCATGGAAAGCGAGAGGGAGGAAGAGCAGCTCGCCGCGCTGCAGCGTCAGCAGCTGCTGCTCCAGCAGACCGCCGACCAGCAGGGCGACCAGGGCGACCAGGGCGACGGCGAGGATCAGCCGAATGACACCGGGCTGAACGACGTCAGTGGCCTCGGGGGCGGCGCCAGAAACGTCTCCACCGGCTCGGTCCCGCCGCAGCTGGCTCGATAAGCCCATCCACCTGGATCTGGACCATGCGCTCGCCGGCCTGCAAAGCCGCGTCCCGCATCTGGTCCGGGCTGGGCGGCCTCTCCGTGCACTGGTGCGGACCAGCCAGCTTCGTGCCCTTGCCCCAGCCGACCGGGACCACGCGCAGGATTCCCTCGAAAGAGTGAATCTCGTGAGTGTCGGTGGCCGGGGCGTGGCAGTACCAACAGATCATCAGACCTCGAACGTGTTGAAGTCGGTCGGGACCAGTACGAAGATGCCTTCCTCCCAGCGGCACGACTGGCCGGGGTGAGGGCCGTACTGGACGTATGTGACCGCTCGACTCTTCCGGTCGTTGCCCAGCTCGTTGCGTACTCCGAGCAGCACGCCGAACGACCGCATCCGCGTCTCCGGGCTGGAGGCCCACCAGCCGCGGCTGCTCTCCATGACGAAGTCGCCAGGCTGCGGGTTGCTCATCCGCTCGTAGTAGCTGGTCGTCAGCTGCACTCGCAGCGTCGTTCGGTACAGGTGATGAGTGACCTGCATCAGGGCGTCGCGCATAGCCAGCGACGCCGGATCGGTGCCGAGCAACACGAGCTGTTCCTCGCTGGGGCCAGCCAGGGCGGGGCGAGTTTCGGTCGGGAAGTTCGGCTGGTTCACGCTCTCTCCTCCTGCGGCAGGCCGCGGCAGTAATCGTCAGACATACGAGCACCATAGCACAGTATCACGACAGGCGGTGACGAAGTGCCTACCGATTCGGGCAAGCTCACCGCGACCGAGATGAAGCAGCTCAAGGCGCTCATTCGGGCACAAGCCGCCGTCCGCGATCAACTCTCGAACACCGCCGCCGACGCGGTGGCCCGAGCCTTCGCCGCGGTGCGCGACTACTGGGACCCGGACCAGACGACCAAGGCCGTCGAGGCCGCCGTCAAGATCGTGCAGTCGCAGCAGCGCCGGATGGCACAGGTGACCGACGGCTACATGGCCCAGAGCACCTCGATCGTCACCGGCCGCCGGGTCCGCCCGGTCGGCGCGGTCGACGTCTCGAAGCTGCGCCGCGAGTTGCCGCCGGAGATGGTCGAGACGCTGGCGCACGCGAAGACCTCAGACGAAGGCGCCGGCCCCGCGCTGACCAAGCAGGAGCTGGCGAACATCGAGCGCGCGAAGAACGCGATCACGAGCGTCGAGCCCGGGAAGGTCTACGGGCGGTTCGCCGACGCGTACCGCTACCGGGTCTCGTCCGGACTGATGGACGACGCCGGCGCCCGGCGTTACGTGCAGCAGCGCGCCCGGATCGTCGCCGACACCGATGTCATGCTCGCCGACCGCGCGCAGTCGCAGCGATTCATGAGCGAGCGCAAGCCGAGCGGCACCCGCGGATACCGCCGGGTGCTGCACCCAGAGCTTGATTCCGGCAAGCCGCCGTGCGGCCTCTGTGTCATCGCGGCCGACGTCGTCTACCGCGACGAAGACCTGATGCCGATCCACGCGCGCTGCCGCTGCACGGTCGTCGCGGTCGGCGCCGAAGACGACCCTGGCTTCCGGCTGAACCGCGAAGACCTGGACCGGATCTACAAGCAGGCCGGCGGCACCGGCCGCGACGCCCTGAAGCTGATCCGCGTCGAGGTCGTAGAGCACGGAGAGCTGGGTCCCTGGCTGGTCAATCCCACCCAGCGATTCCGTGGCCCGCGAGAGGTCTCGAAGACCAAGAGCGATGACCCCGCCGAGCGCGCACTGGCTCAGCTGGAGACGCTGCAGGAAGACCTGGAGCGACTGCTCAACCAGAAGACCGCCGGCATCGACACCTCCGAAGCGGAGAAGTGGCACCGGCAGAAGATCCGCGAGGTCAACGCCCGGATCCCGGCGGCCTAGCTAGGCCCAGTCCGGTCGCGGCCCGCCACTCAGGAAGTCGTACAGCTCCTGGGTCCGCAGGCTCGCGGTCGGGCAGAACGACACCGGCACGAGCTGGCCCTGCGGGAAGTCCGAGCAGGTGTCACAGACATCGGCCGGCACGGTCCAGCGCGGCTCGCCCGCCGGCCGGTAGTCGAGCGGCAGGTGTTGACCCTCGTCGATCTTCATGTCGGCAGCGTAGCAGTACTACCGCGACGCCCGCCTGGGCTTAACCACATCTTCCCCACCACCGGTGGGGTCACGCCCGCCATGGGCGCATCCGTACAACCCGCCATGGGAGAGTCATGTCCACCGAAAGCACTGCCACCCCGCACATCCCCGGCCTCATCACCCCGAACGGCAACGCTCTGCCCCCGCTGCCCGCCACGGCGCAGCCCGGAGGCCAGCAGCTCCCGACCGGCACGATGACGGCCGGCGTCCTGCCGCAGCCGCAGTTCGCGCTGACCAACCAGGGCGTCCCCGCGCTCCCCCAGGCCGGTGGCAGCGTTCTCCCGGCGCCGCAGGCCGTCGACCCGGCCCAGTTCGCGGCGTTCCTCGCCGCGCAGATGACCGCTCAGGGGCAGCCTGCACCCGCGGTGCAGCCGGTGGCCACGACCCCCTACCCCCAGCCGGTCCTGCCGACGACGATCCCCGGCGCCATGCCGGCGGCCGTTCCCGGCCTGACCGCTCCAGTCGCGACCGCACTGGCCCAGCCCGGGACCGCACCCACGGCCCCCGTCACACCGCCCGCAACCGCCCAGCCGCCGGCCGCCGGCGAGCCGGACGGCATCAGCGACGGCAACGGCAAGGACTACCCCGAGGGCAAGCCGCTCGCGGAGATGACCGACGCCGAGCAGGCGAAGTACTACAAGTGGTACTCGCGCCAGTGGGAGGCCCGAGCCAAGGGCCGCAGCGACTACGACGCCCTGAAGACCAAGGCCGAGGAGTTCGACAAGCTGTCGGCCGCGAACGCCACCGACGTCGAGCAGCGCATCGCCGCCGCTCGCGCCGAGGGGTACGGGCAGGCCTCCGCCCAGGCGGCGGTCGTGCTCGTCGATGCGCACGTGCGCGCGGGTCTCGGTACCCGCCTGCAGCCGCACCAGGTGGAGGCTCTCGCCGCCAACCTGAACCACCAGCACTTCCTGAGCGCAGACGGACGCAGCGTGGACGCCGCCAAGGTGACCGCGTTCGTCGACACCGTCGCCCCCGCCCAGGCCCCGGCCACTCCGGCCACCGCGGTTCCTGCCGCCACGGCGCCCGCCGCACCCGCCACCCCGGGAGCACTGCCCACCGGTCTCCCCGTCCCCGGTCAGCCCGCACAGCCCGCAACGGGTCTGCCGCGGCCGGACCTCGGTCAGGGCAACCAGCCCGCGGCCCCGCTCGACAAGCTCGCGCTCGGCCGCCAGCAGGCACAGAACTTCCTGGCTGGCAACTTCTAGCCCCCGCTTCGGCGACGGGCGCCATTTCATCGAAGGAGCACCTCATGGACCTCAGTGTCCGGACGGACGGCCCCTACGCGCCGGAGAACTTCTCCTGGCTGGGTAGCCGTCACGGTGTCGAGTCCACCGACACCATCACCCTCGTGACCGACCTGTTCTCGGGCAAGCCGTTCTACACCGACGGCTACATCCCGTCCGGTGTCGCCATCGCTCAGATCACCGCGAACGGCGCGACCCAGGGCATGTACGGCCCGTACGACAACGCCGCATCCGACGGCCGTCAGACCATGTCTGGCCACCTCATGACCACCAAGTCCCTCAAGGGCGGCGCCGACTACATCGGTGCGGCTCTGCTGAGCCACGGCAAGGTGCGTCTGTCCAAGCTTCCGACTGGTCACGGTGTCGACACCAACGGCCAGACGGATGTCGCCGGTCGCATCATCTACATCGCCTGATCGGGGACTGACTCATGCTGAACTTCGACCTGATCGAGCCCGCGGTTCTCACCGGATTCATCCGGGAGCTGCCGGCTCCGGCCACCTTCACGCTGAACACGTGGCTGCCGGACCGCAACATCCAGGACATCGAGGCCGCGTTCACCACGGCCTTCCGGCGCAACCGCGCCGCGATGTTCCGCGCCTACGACGCCGAGACGCCGATCGGCCAGCGGGACAACTTCCAGCGGCAGCGCGTCGCTTTGCCCCCTTTGGGTCAGAAGACCCTTGTGGGCGAAGAGGAGCGGCTTCGGCTGGAAATGCTCCGTTCCGGCGGTGACAACACCGCAGCCCTGATCCAGGCGCTCTACAACGACGCCCAGATCAACACCCAGGCCGTGCTGGCTCGGATGGAGCTGGCCCGTGGCCAGGTCCTGACGACCGGCAAGTTCACCCTCTCGGGGGAGAACGGCCTGAAGGGCATCGAGGCGGACTTCGGCGTCGCCGGCTCCCACCTGCCCACCGCTCCGGTCCTCTGGAGCGACCACGCGACCAGCGACCCGCTGGAGGACATGCGTGACTGGGCCGACCTCTACACCGACGACGCCGGCGAGCCCCCGGCCTTCGCCCTGACCTCGCGTCAGGCGATCGGCCACATGCTCCGCAACGAGTCGGTGCGGTCGAACTTCGCGACCCTGGGCGGCACGCCGGCAGTCATCACGCGGGCGCAGCTCGCGGGTCTGCTCGACGCGAACGACCTCCCGCAGCTGGTCGAGTACAACACGCAGGTCTTCACCTACGCGGACGTCTCGACCCGGGTCATCCCGGTCAACAAGATGATCTACCTCCCGGCCAACCCGGCGTCCCTGGGCAACACGTTCTGGGGCATCACCGCGGAGGCCCTGGAGCTGGTCGGGATGAACAACCCGCAGCTGACCTTCGCCCAGGCCCCCGGCCTGGTCGGCACGGTCACCCGCTCCGGCGACCCGGTCCGCACCTGGACCCACGTGGCAGCGATCGGCATGCCGGTCCTGGCCGCGCCGGAGAAGCTGCTCACCGCGACGATCTTCTAGATCATGGGTCGTGAGCTGACCGCGGTGGTGGTCATGGACGGCGGCGTGTACGGCCCGGGTTACATCAACCCGCCGCCGGATCACCTCGTCGCGCGGATCACCAACCCTGCTGTGTGGGGCGACGAGGACGAGGCTCCGGCCGAGCCCGCGTCGCCCCAGGGCTCGGACGCTCCGAAGCCGGAGGAGCCCAGCGCTCCCCCGGCCCAGGAGCCAGCCGAGCCGCCGGCCCCCGTCGAGCCGGAGGCGCCCGCTGCCCCCGAGCCCGTCGAGGAGCCGGAGACGCCCGTCGAGCCCAAGGCTGAGCCGGTACCTGTGCCGCCTCGGTCCGGCGCTGGCTCGGGCGCTGCCGCGTGGCGCGCGTTCGCGGACTACCACAAGGTGAGTTACCCCGCGAACGCCGGCCGCGAGGAGATCATCGAGGCCTGCGAAGAGGCCAAGGTCATCTGATCGGCCCGTCCCGGGCGGCGGCCCCCATCCGCTGTCCGGGACGGTGCTTCTCGACCCAGCCTGAAACGAGGACCTCATGACCAACCCCACGCGCACCTGCATCGGGTGCACGAAGACCGATGACCACCCGCGCCACGTGGTCTACATGGGCGACGAATCCGAGGTCACATGGCACATGGACTGCCACGTGATCGCAACCGGCTGTGAGGTCTGCGAGCAGCAGATCGCCGCGGCCAAGGGGGCGAAGGGCGACCAGCTCCGCGACCACCTGCTGAAGACCGGCCCGAACGCGAAGCTGCCGGGATACACCCCGCCGTCTGACGCCCAGGTCCGGAAGGAGAACGGCTGACATGGCCAACAACCTCGTCCTCGCCGAATCCAGCCGGCTCGTTGACGCGTCCTTCGGCACGGCGGCCTACACGGCCCCGACCACGCCGATGAAGCTCGCCCTGATGACCGCCAACGGCAGCAACACCGCCGCGGGTACCGAGGTCGTCGGCGGCAGCTACGCCCGGCAGGGCCTGGTGATGGCCGCGGCCTCCGCGGGCGTCGCCGTCAACTCCGGCACCGTGGCCTTCACGGCCATGCCGGCGGTCACTGTCACCGGCGTCGAGATCTATGACTCGGCCGGCTCGCCGCGCCGGGCCTGGGTCGGCGCGCTCACCACGCCGCGGACGACCGGCGCAGGGGACACGCTGTCCTTCGCCGCGTCGAGCATCTCCGCGTCGTTGATCTAGCCAGCCCGGCATGATCGAACCCAGGCTGCGGTAGTCCTCCGGCCGCCCAGGATGGAGGGCTACCGTGGCGATCAGCTTTGCAGCGGGGACGGGCGTCTCCACGACAGCGGCAGCTCGGGGCACCACGTCCACGACCGTCGCCTACGTCGGCGTCGCCGTGAACCGCATGGCGATCCTGACCGTCGCAACCAAGCCCAGCACTGCGACCCTCCCCAGCACCCTGACGGACGGCGCGAGCAAGGCTTGGACCCGGATCACCGATGTCACCGGCGGTACCGGCACCAACGCCGCCGACACCGGCCCGACTCGGATCTGCAAGTACTACCGGATCCTCGACGGCACCGAGACCGGCAGCATCACCATCGCCTCGACCGGCGGGTCCGCGGTCCACGGCTGCATGGACGTCTACACCTCCGGAACCGGCGCCTGGGCCACGCCGATCGCGGTTACCGCCAGCGACACCACCGCGGCGGCGAACCCCTCAGCCGCATCCGGTACCTGGTCCAACGGCCTGACCACGAACGACCTGGTGCACGTCGGCTTCTCCGCGGAGACCGACAACACCGCGGCGGCCAGCGCCCACGTCATCACCCAGAGCGGCACGACCTTCTCGACGGTGACCGCACGGTCCCGCGTCGGGAACAGCTCAGGCAACCAGGGGTCGGTCTTCTCCTGGGACGCCAACGTCACCAACCCCGGCACCACCGCGGCCACCACCGTCGGCATGACCTGGTCGGCGACGAGCAGCGGTCCCTTCGCGCTGATCCGACTGCGCGAGCGGACGCCGGCGAACCTGTCGACCATCACCGACAACTTCGACAACAACAGCATCGACAACCCGCCCTGGGGCGGCAACTTCGGCACGGTCAGCGAGACCGGCGGCCGAGCGCGAGTAGACGTCTCGACGGCTTTCTCCGGCTACCAGACGATCAGCTCCTACGTCTTCGACTCGTTCTTCCTCCGGGCCTACATGCCGGCCCCCAACGGGGCGACGAGCGGATACACCGCAGCCTGGCTGCAGGCGTCGATCAACGCGAACGGCACGGACGCCGGCTTCTACTACAACCTGGCGACCGACCAGCTGCAGCTGATGCAGCGCTCGAACTTTGCCGACGCGTCCTCGACGAATCTGACGTACGAC